CCATCGAAGTCTTTGACAACGTGGGCGGCGAGCTGTTCCCATTCGCACGCATCGACGGAGCTCAAGTCCAAAAAGGTTGCCTTGGCACACATGCCTGCTGCATCTACTTGGAGCGCATCGCTTTCCTTGGCGGTGGTCGCAACGAAGCCCCAGGCATCTACATCGGGGCGGCAGCCACCACTCAAAAGATCAGCACGCAGGAGATCGACAACCTGCTTCTGACCTACACAGAGGCGCAGCTGGTGCGCGTGCAATTCGAGGCACGCAACGACAAAAACCACCAGCACCTCTATGTCCACCTTCCAGACCGCACAGTGGTCTACGACGCATCGGCATCCGAAGCGCTTGGCGATCAGGTCTGGTTTACCCTTGCCAGCACCGTGGTCGGCTTCAGCCAGTACCGCGCACGCAACATGGTTTGGATCTACGACAAGTGGCTGGTGGGAGATCCACAAAGCAGTGCCATCGGCTACCTGGTGCAAGACACAGGCCACCATTGGAACCAGCAAGTGCGCTGGGAATTCGGCACGATCATCGCCTACAACGAAGGCAACGGCGCGATCTTCAACCGCTTGGAGCTGGTCAGCTTGACTGGCAGTGTGGCATTGGGCACAAACCCACAGATCAGCACCAGCTACAGCGTCAACGGACTCTCATGGAGTCAGGATCGCAGCGTCGCAGTCGGAACGACAGGCAACACCGCCAAGCGCCTTGCATGGTTTCAGCAGGGCCACATGCGCAACTGGCGCATCCAGCGCTTCCGTGGTGACAGCGACGCGCACATCTCCTTCGCACGCCTTGAGGCACAAATCGAGGCGTTGGCATACTGATGGCAACCGCACCAACATCCCGCAGGCTCAATCTGACGCGAGATCAGCTTGCCACCTTTCTGACCGATCAGCAGCAGATCAGGCAGTTCGAGCTGTTGTTTTCCACAGTCGATCAGATCCAGGTCATCGTCGGAACTGATTTCGAGTACCAGGCAGACACAGCAGCGGCCACCGCAAACGAGGCGCTGGCCCAGATCAGTCGATTGGCCAATGCCGTGGAGTTGCTTGCACTCGCTCCGGTGCGCAACAATATTGAGCTGGCGCACGACGTCAACGGCATCTTGCCATTGGACAATCTTCCCGCATCCGTGCGATCTAACCAGGTGCTCACATGGCTTTCGATGTAATTACACCCACCAAGTTTGGCCAGGCAGCCATCACCACCGGAGTGACCACGCTCTACACAGTCCCGGCCAGCACACGCGCTCTGCTCAAAGAATTCAGCATCGCCAACACCACAGGTGCAGCCATCAACGTGCGCGTGTTCTTGGTGCCGTCGGCAGGCTCGGCAGGCACTGGCAACGCCTTCTTGTACGATGTGTCAGTCCCAGCCAACAACGCTTTGCAGTACAACGGCATTGAGGTGCTGAACGCAGGCGACACCATCCAGATCCAGGCAGCATCCGCAGGACTCACCATCATCGCCAGCGGCGCTGAAGCCACATAAGGGGAATGAAATGACCGTATCCATCGTAGTGCTGATCCCAGCAAAGCAGGCCGAGAACACCCAAACCACGCAGTACACAGCAGTGAACTGCAAGGCCATCATCGACAAATTCACCGTGACCAACACCAGCGCAGGCAACGTGACCATCAGCGTCAACTTGGTGACCAGTGGTGGCGCACCAGGGGCAAACAACTTGATCATGGACACCCGCGCCATCGCGCCCGATGAGACCTACACCTGCCCAGAGTTGGTTGGCCAAGCGCTCGAGCCTGGCGGCTTCATCAGCACCATCGCCAGCGCAGCAACTTCGCTGACCATCCGCGCCTCTGGCCGCGAAATCACTTAAAGGAGAAACAGCATGGACAAATTCATAATGATGCCCAAGGGCTTCATGGGCCTGCCGGTCGAAGAGGAATTCATCACCGCAGCCGAGAACAAGAAGAACACTCAGATCGTGATTGACGACTGGATGCTAGGCCCAGAAAACCCCAGCAATGAACCCACGGCCAACAAGGTGTATTGGGTTGCGCTGGGCAAGGCCATGCAGGTCGATGAGAAAGAAGCCCGTCGTCGTCGGTGCTCGAACTGTTCCTATTACGACAACAGCACCATGACCCAGGCCAAGATGGAGCGCATCCCGCGCAACGATTGGGACACCGACGCCGGTTTCCGTGGCTACTGCAACAAATTCGACTTCATCTGCCACGACCTGCGCTCCTGCCAGGCTTGGGAAGAGCGCGAATTCGAGATGGATTGAACAGGCCATGCAAATGTGGGACAATCGCCGCACTGAGCTGACCGAGCTGCCAGTGGCTCACCCTTCACAGGAGTGCCCAATGAGCAACATCACGACTCAGGAAATCGAAAAGCAAGTGCCAGCCGCGCACCTGCCAATCTATCGCCTCGAAGCCGAGCTGCTCAAGCTCCCACAGGTTGAGATGCCGGTCGATCACGCCTTCTGCAATGGCCTCTACGCTCGCACCATGCACATCCCAGCAGGCACAGTCCTGACTGGCGCAGTGCACAAAGAGGAATCCTTCTTCTTGGTGCGCAAAGGTCAGCTTATCGTCAGCACAGACAACGGCCCACGCACCCTTGGCCCTGGCGATATGAGCGTTTCCAAGATCAACACCAAGCGTGCCGGCATTGCCCTGACAGATGTCGAAGTAACCACCTTCCACGCAAACCCCACCAACGAACAAGACCCGCACGCTTTGTGGGACATGTTCACCATTCCAGCGCCAGCGCCAGCCCTTGAGGTTGGCAAAACAGCGCACCTGGAGGAATCAAAATGACATTCGGACTATCTGGCGCAGCACTGGCAGGCATTGCCGTCGGTGGCGCGACTCTCGTTTCTGGTTACATGCAGGGCGAAGCAGCAGGAGATGCAGCCGCTATCCAGGGCCAAGCATCTCAGGCTGGCATTGAAGAACAGCGCAGGCAGTTCAACAAAGTTCAGGAGCTGCTCAAGCCCTACGCAGAAGCAGGCACAGGCGCACTCTCAGCGCAGCAAGCCTTCTTGGGCTTACAAGGCCCAGAAGCCGAACGTGCGGCCATTGAGCGCATCCAAGGCGGTCAAACCTTCCAGGCATTGCAACAGCAGGGCGAAAACGCCATCTTGCAGAACGCATCGGCCACTGGTGGCTTGCGTGGCGGAAATCTGCAAGGTGCACTGGCGCAGTTTCGACCAGCTCTGCTTTCCAACCTGATCGAGCAGCAATATGGCCGCTTGGGTGGTCTCACCACACTTGGCCAAAACGCAGCCGCAGGCACTGGTGCAGCAGCACAGACCATGGGCACAAACGTGACCAACCTGCTCGGACAACAAGGCGCAGCAGCAGCTGGCGCTGAGATCGCTCAGGGCAAAGCATTCGGCGCAATCCCATCGGCAATTTCAGGCGGCCTAGGATTATTCAGTGGCCTTGGAGGTAAATTCTGATGCAACCCATCAACTACGGTGTCGAGATCCAAGACCCAACGCAGTCATTTTTGAGCGCTTTCCAAACTGGCGCGGCCATCCAAGACACCAGGCTCAAGCAAGAGCAGCAACAGCAGCAGATGGCCAATCAAAAGCTCATCCAAGAGGGCTTTGCAAAGCTGCGTCAGCCAGGTGCAACAGCAGCCGATTACGCCAACCTTGCCATGGTCTTGCCAGAAACCCAGGCCAAAGCTGTGCGCGAGAGTTTCAGCATGTTGTCAGGCGAGCGTCAGCAAAACGCACTGCAACAATCTGGCCAGGTTTTCTCCGCCTTCAAAGCAGGCAAGCCAGAGATCGCCATCGGCCTTCTTGATCGCCAGATCGAGGCCAAGCGCAACAGCGGTGACAACGAAGGGGCCATGTTCTTGGAGACCTGGCGCGACGTGGCCAAGGAAAACCCAAAGGCCACAGAGGATTATTTCGGCTTCACCATCTCGCAGATGCCAGGCGGTGACAAGGTAATCGAAAGCGCAGCCAAGCTCGGTGGTGAACGCAGGGCAGAAGCCCAAGCACCAGCAGAATTGCGTCAAAAACTTGCAGTCGCAGACAAAGCCGAGTCCGATGCAAAAACAGCATTGGAAACAGCCAAAAATGCGCCAGAAAGAGCAGCAGCCGAAGCAGCATTGGCCAAAGCACAGGCAGACAAAGCCAAGGTTGAGGCAGAGTTCGCAGGCCCGTTGGCACAATCCAAATTGAACTTGGATGCCAACCAGATTAAGAACATCAACAGCGAGATCAGCACACGAGCCGCCAAGTTGAATCTTGACCGCCAAGCAATGCAAGCCACTGTTGCTGAAAAGCTGTCAAGCATTCAAAAAAATGTGAATGAAATGCCAGCCGACACGCGCAAGTTGGTCAACGAATCCGCTGTGACGGCGGCAGCGGCTAAACAATCGGCTGGTCAATTTAATGATCTTGCAAAACAATTAGAAGCCGCTGGTGGTGGTTACGGCGTGTTTAGCAGCGCCTCAGAATTCCTGAAAAAAGGGACAGGCTTTCAAGGTGGACTTACGCAACTTCGCAACGAGTACACACGTTTGCGAAACTCAGCCGCCATCAAGTCACTGCCACCAGGCCCAGCCACCGATGCAGATATTCAATTGGCCTTAAAGCCTTTCCCGCCTGAAACCGCTGACGCTAAAACAATGGCGAGTTTTCTTCGGGGAATGGCTAAGTTGCAAGACATTGAAGCATCCGTATCAAATGCCAAGACCGATTGGCTTGCCAGCAACAACGGCGTGTTGACCCGCGCACGAAACACCTTCCAGGCTGGCGATTACGCCACCAAGCCGGGCGAATCCTTCAACGACTTCACGCAACGCGTCGTGCAAGACGTCAGCAAGCGGTACGACCCAACACAGCAGACCTCTTTGGTGCAGCAGATCCCCACAGATCGCAACCCACGACCAGCAGCTCCAGTGGCAAACATCCGATCACAAGCTGACGCAATCCTTGCAGGGGGCCGCTAATGGCAACAGCCGACGAATACGCAGCCTGGATCGTCAAGAATTCCGCCAAGCGCGGAACGCCTGAGTTCGACACTGTGGCGCAGGCTTACCAGCTGGCCAAGGGCGAGGAGAACACGGCCACCTTCCAGCAGCAGAACGCACCACTGCCACAGCAACCTGGCGTTATGGATCAGATCGTCGGTGCTGGTGAAACAGCATTGACCTTGGGCACAGGCGCAGTCGGTGGCACGCTCGGCACACTGGCCGGAACTCTCCAGGGCTTATCCCAGCAGATCCTCTCCGGTCAGTTCGGAACGCCAGAAGCCATGCGTGCAGTCGAGCAAGCCGCGGCAAAAGGCGCACAGGCGCTCACCTACCAGCCACGCACCCAAGCTGGCCAAGAGCAGGTGCAAGCCGTGGGCCAAGTCTTGGCCAACGTCCTGCCACCAGTCCTGCCTGCAATCGCAGCCCCAGGCGCCGTAATGCAAGCCGCACGCACCGCAGCCCCAACCGTAGGCGCAGCCCGTCAAATCGGAACAGCAGCAGGCCAGCGTGCGGCCACCGCCACAGGCCAAGCCATCGCCAGGCCAGTGCAAGCGGCCACCACAGCCGTGCGCGAGACCTTGGGCATGGAAACACCAGCCGTGGCCACCACAGCCCCAGCAGCCGGTGCGCGTGTCTCAGGCGGTGCAGCAGCCACCCCAGAGGCTTTGCGACGCACTACCACGGCAGAAAGCCTGCCAGTTCCAGTCACCCTTACCAAAGGAGCGGCCACCAGGGATGCGCAGCAACTGGCCTTCGAGAAGGAACAGATCAAGAGCGATCTGGGCGGCCCCCTGCGCCAGCGTGCCGAGGAAAACAACCTGCAAGCCTTGCAGAACTTCGACGCTCTGGTCGATATGACAGACGCCCAGCTCATGGACTTGTCCAGCACTGGAGGCGCTGTTGTCAAGTCTTTGACCGAAGGCCTCACAGCAGCCAAGAACCGCACCCGCGCCGCCTACAAAGCAGCCGAGAACGCTGGCGAACTGGAGAACAACGTCACTCTCACCTCGGTGGTGGACTACATCAATGAGAACATCCCAGAGGGCGATCTGGCTCCGGTCCTCAAGGCAGCCCAACAGAAAGCCATCGCAATCGGCGCAGCAGCCCCAGACGCAGACGGCAGACTGGTGGCCCAGCCCATCACTCTCAAGCAGGCCGAAAGCCTGCGCCAGACCTTTCAGCGTGCAGGCTTCGAGGGCGCAGACCAGTTTCACGGCGGCAGTTTGCGCCGGGTCTTTGACGCTGAGACCGAAGGCATGGGTGGCGACCTCTACAAGAAAGCCCGTCAGACTCGCATCGACCAGGCACGCAAGTTCGAGAACCGCGCCATCGTCGCCCGTCTCATCAAGAACCGCAAAGGCATGGAAGATCCCCAGGTCGCAGCCGACCAGGTTTTCCGCAAGTCCATCCTGAACTCGTCGCCAGAGGAAATCACGTTCTTGAAGCGCGTCTTGGTCACCAGCGGAAAAGATGGACAGCAAGCCCTCAAAGAGCTGCAAGGGGCCACCGTGCGCCACCTTAGAGACGAGGCCACCAAGGGCATGGGCATGGACTCGCAAGACCGTCCTTTGATCTCTCCAGCCAAGTTGCACCAGTCCGTGCAAGCTCTTGACGCCAATGGCCGACTCGACGTCATCCTTGGCAAGAAGAATGCGCAGATCGTGCGCGATCTTGACGACGTGGTGCGCTACGTCACCACAGTGCCACC